TTCAATGATTGACGATGTTGCTAAAGCAATAAGTGAATTTATGAAAGATTATAAAAATAACTATGGAGATCTTCCTTACGAAGAAATGCCTAAGTTACTGTTTGTGATTGATAGTTTAGGTATGTTATTAACGCCTACAGATGTAACACAATTTGAAAAAGGTGATATGAAAGGTGATATGGGTAGAAAACCAAAGGCATTGGCGTCTTTAGTTAGAAACACAGTTAACCAAATAGCACCCTTTCCAATAGGTATTGTCGCAACAAACCATACTTATGCATCACAAGACATGTTTGACCCTGATGATAAAATATCAGGCGGACAAGGTTTTATCTATGCAAGTAGTATTGTTATTGCAATGAAGAAACTAAAACTTAAAGAAGACGCAGACGGTAACAAAGTGTCAACTGTACAAGGTATTCGTGCCGCATGTAAAGTTATGAAAACACGTTACAGTAAGCCTTTCGAAAGTGTACAAGTAAAAATTCCTTATGAGACTGGCATGGATCCATATAGTGGTATGGTAGAAATGTTAGAAGCAAAAGGCATTTTGGAAAAAGTTGGTAATAAATTATCATACACTTCTCCTATAACTGGTGAAGAAATAAAAGAGTTCAGAAAAGGATGGACTGGAGAACGTCTTGAAATAATTATGCAAGAGTTCGGACAAAATCCTAAAAAAGATTCTGATGGCGAAGAAGACATCGATATCCAAGAACTCGATAACATCAACACAGAGGAGTTAATCGATGAATCCTGATATTCAATTTTTAGTAAGTGTTTGGGACACTATCAAACACTATGTCCCTAAAAAAGATCGCATAGACGCGGCAGAACATCTCGTAAGAGTTTTTGACGAAGAGGCTGATCTCGGACACATCGAAGACGAAGTTCAAACATTTGATTCTGTTTTAAAAACAGCAGTCAAAGGTCATTTCGGATTAGATGATGAAGATGAAAATGAGGACGAGTGGAATTAAGATATGGCAGGTTGGTATAATTCAGTAGTTGAAGATCTCAGTAAAATAGTTGATTCAATTGACTATTATGAGAAACAACTAGAAGAAGCCAAATACGAAGTCGGTATTAAGGGTAGCCTGGAAAAATCCAGTGCCGCCCTTCCTGGTATTACAGAACATCGATTTAATCAATTACAAGAGATTGAAGCAATACTAGAACACTTAAATATAGAACTCCGCAAAGAACGTTCTAAGACATTCCGCAAATATTTAGAAGCATACAATAGACAACTTAGCAGTAGAGATGCTGAAAAGTTTGTAGACAGCGAAGATAGTGTTATAAATCTAACACACCTTTGTAACCAATATGCTCTTTTAAGAAACAAATACCTAGGTATAATGAAAGGGCTTGATACCAAACAGTGGCAAATAGGTCACATCACAAGACTTAGAACTGCTGGTATGGAAGATATTGTGATACAGTGATTAATATATTTTTTCAGGGAAGAATTAAAAACAAAGATAAAATTGTGCAAGCCGCAGAAGATATGCTGTATGAACTTTGTCCTGAATGCAATCACGATGTAGACATAAACATAGAATTATTAAAAGAAGTTGACCAACAAATGGCAGGATATTGTTGGGGAGATTTCGAACAAATAGAAATTGAATTAGCAAGAAATTCGCATGACCACGAATACACTGTATCTGAATTGCTAATTAACCTCACACATGAATTAGTTCATGCAAAACAACTAATAAATTTAGAAAGACATGACTGGCATAAACATATGGACTATCGAGAACTTCCTTGGGAAGTTGAAGCATATAAATTAGAAGAGTCATTATGTACCAAATATTTTGGTAAACTTTCGGTTGACAGCGAACCTACATTTTAGTATAATATAGACATTATTTAAAAATAGGAGTGCAATATGGATCAATTCCAATTTCAATACGACAAAGAAGTATCCTTTGAAAGCAATTTTAATAAATGGAGAACTTTGAATTCAGAAGAAAGGTCGGCTTATCAAGAGCCTCAACTTTCAGAAGATGAAGCTCAAATACTTTTTAATAAATTGTTTGGTCAGTATAAAGTTCAAGGCGTTAAATAACTATGTCCACCCATGCAATGATAGATATTGAAACTCTGGCTACAACGCCAGAAGCAGTAGTATTAAGTGTGGGTGGAGTAAAGTTTAATCCTTATACAAACGAAGAACCACATGCTCATTTAGAGTTTAGACTAGATATAGATGAGCAAACAGCATTGGGCAGAGACATAGACGAAGGCACATTGCAATGGTGGGCAAAACAACCTGAACATATAAGGGATAAAGCATTTTCAGATGAGGGCAGAACTAACTTGTCCGATTTCACTAAAACACTCAATAAATGGTTAGTAGGCTGTGATGAAATATGGTGTCAAGGCCCACAATTTGATATGGTCATTATTGAGAATCTTTATAAGCAATATGGACACCATCAAAATTGGGCATATTGGCAGATTCGAGACAGCAGAACTGTATTCAGCATGATGGATGTAGACCCTAGAAAAGGCGTCCAAGAAGACCTACATAGTGCATTAGATGATGCAAAATGGCAGGCAAAATGCTTACAAACCTGTTTTTTCATGCTAAACATCAAAAAATCTTAACTTTTTTACCAAAAAAAGTGGTAAAAAGGTTGACTTCTGTACCAAAAGACGTATAATAGTATTATAAGTTAAACAAAACGGGAGTAAAGATGACTAACTTTGTAAAAATTAAACATGGTACTTACAGAAAGAATACTGTTGAAAATACTGTATTTCCTATTGTAAAGCCACTTAACATTGGTAAGAAAGGTGCTTTTATTACTGTAGACGGTACTGAAGTACTTGGCGACCAGTTCAGTAAAATCCGAGTGCTTATTGAAGATCCTACTAGTGACCTTGAATATGTAACTCCGGCGGTATATGCCGAACAACCTAAAATCGACAACACTCCTGCAGAGCAGAAGGAAGAGTCCGATGAGCAAGCCATTGAACGTATTCGTGAAAGGTTTGATATTTTGGACAGAATGACTCATGCTGTAGCAGAAGGTACTGTAAGAGGTATGATTGTTTCAGGCCCTCCAGGTGTTGGTAAGTCATTTGGTGTTGAATCTGTTCTTGAAGATTACGACATGTTAACCGAAGTTGCTGGTAAGCCACAAAGGACTGAAGTTGTAAAAGGTTCTGTTACACCAATTGGTTTGTTCCAGACACTTTACAATAACTCCGATAAAGGTAACATCTTAGTATTTGATGACTGTGACTCGGTGTTGTTTGATGAGGTATGTTTGAACATGCTGAAGGCTACACTCGACTCTGGTAAGAAACGATACATTACTTGGAAGTCAGAGTCCAATGCACTTCGTAGAGAAGGTATACCTGATAGGTTTGAGTTCAAAGGTGGTTGTATTTTTATTACCAACGTTGACTTTGAAAACGTTCGTTCTAAAAAGATTAAAGACCACCTAGCGGCTCTTATGTCAAGGTGTCACTACTTGGATCTAACAATGAACAGTGCTCGTGATAAATTCCTAAGAATTAAGCAAATTGTTCGTGATGGTATGCTTGACGAATACGAGTTTGGTAAAGATGGTGATACTGAGATCATTGACTTCATGATTGAGAACACAGACAGGTTGAGAGAAATCAGTTTGCGTATGGTTCTTAAGATTGCAGACCTTAGAAAAATGGACTCAGATAACTGGAAGTCATTAGCCAAAACTACTTGTATGAAAGGAGTCATCTAATATAAGTAATACTGCTAACGGTTCCCTGGTGCTCAAACGTTAGTCATCCCCCACTTAGAGCACCACGAAGCCCGGGCTCCCCGGGCTTCACTTTATTTAATTTTAATACTTGACTTTTCCATATTTCCGTGTATAATTACTATTGTTAATTAACATGGAGAAAACATGAACGAATTCGATAAGAATTTCCACATCAACTTTTCACCACTTTACTTTGCATTTGCAGTTATGATGTTTATGCTTTGGTCAAGTGAAGTACAAGGAAGTGATATAGAGGAAGTTGTTGTTACTGCTCAACAAGTAGAAACTAAAAAAGCAGATCCAATAAGTTCCAGTAGAGTTATATCTGCAATAGTAAGCGATTTTACTTATAGCCCAGGAGGCTATGGTGGCTTTG